CGTCACCGGGCAAACCGTTGAGTGGGCCTAGATCTTTGAGTATCTCAGGTGCTTCAGTTTCCTTCAAATCTTCACTGTTCTCGGGAATCGAATACTAATTGCTTTAATCTGTTTGATCAAGTGATACCGTAATCAAGTTGACATTTGCTAATTAAGTATGTATGTTTAATACACGCGATCAAATCGCATCACATCACATGGAGTTCATCTAATGAATCTAAATTCTTCGACGTTAAGCCTAGACACTCTCAAAGGGGCTCTTTTAACAAATCCAAACGGGGCTGAATTTCGTATTGCTGGTTTCTGCTTTCATCCCAATGAGCCTACAAAAGTCTACGTAAGCATTCAGCAAATACCGGTAGATTCAAGCCACTGCGATACTTTGTGTTGGGCTTCCTTAACTGACTGGGATATTCAAGTTCAGGAGGTGGCGTGATGAAATACTGGCACGATTACTCATTACGCTTTCCCCTTAGAGAAGTAGCAGCTATATACCCCAAGACTTATCAAAAAGTTGGCGAACAACTAAGAGAACTAGGTTTAACCAGCGATGAAAAAAGTTGGGAGGAGTCCAAAAAAATTGTCAAAAAGCAATGGATCGCAACTTTGGCAGCAATGCCCCCACATGTTCAACCATATAAAAGTATGGGAGATACTAAGACTTGGGCTCAACAAGACTGGACTTCAGTATTCACAGCAATCGAAAGGGAGGTGGCGTGATGAGAATGGTTACTTGCTCAACTCGGCTATATGAGCCAGAGAATGAAAAGCTCTTAGAACTTAAAGAGGAAACTGGTGAATGTATTTCTTCTCTAATTAGGGAAGCTGTTTGTTTTTACTTAAGGGAGACTGGATACGCACCTACTAATACTGAAGAGGAAGAAAAATTAGCTATACGGGCAAAACAGATAGATGACTGGTGGTTTCAGGAATATGAGGAGGTATCTTCCCCATGACTTTAGACAAACGCCGCGTTTTACATGCGGCAAAACACGCACACGTTTACCAGCCTTATCTAATGAAGGCTAAATCTCTCGACTTCTTAGAAGTCTTTATTCTCCAAAGCCAGTGTCGCATTAGTGAACTGTTCTTAAGTCTCGAACAGTACTTAGAATGTGAACTTACAGAGCAAGACCGCGTTGAATTTTGGGCTGTTATTCAGTCCCTACAAAATATTCAAAATGATATTGGCGTTCTTGTTGCTTTAAGGGAACAACTTGAAAGCGTTAATGGCAACTTTGCAAGAGCTAGCTCCGAAGTTACTCAGCAAACTGTGGAATTGTATCTAAAGCAAACTAATTGCGATCAAGACCCTACCAGTGAGATCAGATCTAAGTTAGAAAAGCTGTTATCACATAACATCGAACCGGATGAATCCCATGAATAGAGAGATACCGCCACAAGAAACTCACTACTTCGCTTCATTCTTATTGAAGAGGGATATAGAGCTAGATCAGGTCGAGACCCTAGAAGATGATGAGCTAGAAAAACTCATTGCTGAAACTAAGACCATCTCAACTATCGATGAAACAGTTAACCGGCATAAGAGATTAATGGCTGCTTATTTCTACGAGTACGCCCTACTTAAATACCAAAAAAGAATTAGAGAGTAATTAATGGAACGATTTGTACTTTTCAACAAGCTAAAACGCTTGGGCAGATCCTTTGCCCTCGATACTGAGACTGCTTTAATTCCCTACGCATTTAATGGAAAAGGAAGCGTAAGACTTATACAGTTTTATAGCCCTAAATATTCCTTCTATGTAGATACTTATGACTTAACGGAGTTAGATTGGATTACCTTAACTGAATTCCTTCAAGACCCAAAGCTGGTTATTGTTTTCCACAATGCGAACTTTGATATACGGGTATTACAAGCATGTGGCATTGATATTAAAGGGAAGGTCCATGACACCATGATCCAAAGCTACCTACTCAATAATGGAATACCGAATATCAGTCACAAACTCATTGATGTAGCAAAAAGAGAATTATCCGTCGTTATGGATAAAACTCTTCAAGCTCAAGATTGGATGAACGCTCAGCTAACTGAGGCAGATATTAAATACGGAATGAATGACGTTGAGTACACCTATAAATGTTGCCTAAAAATGATGAAACGCATTAAGGCAGAGGATTTATCCACCGCTTACGAGATCGAATGCCGCGCAATTAAAGCAACTATTCAAATGGAATCAACCGGTTTTCGCATGGACCGGTATGCAATGGATAAACAAGTCGAAGACTTAATCGAAACAAGTGCATCAACTAAAGCTGCATATATTGAAGACCTCGACGGAGAGCTAATGGACGTAGGCCATGAAGGTTTACCCCGCGAAGAAACTGGAGAATTTAACCTCAGAAAATCAACAACAGGTAGTGTGAGACTCGGCACTAAAAAATACGCTGGCTACAACTGCGGATCTGCTAAACAAACGCTTGAATACTGGAAAGTTATTGATATTCAACCGGTAGATAAGACAGGTAAACCAAGCCTAGATCAAAAACTATTGGCTGAATTTAAAGAAAGAAGGCTTGTCGATACTTACCTCAGATGGAAGAAAGCAGATAAGCAACTCCAAATGTGCAAGACCCTAATCAAACATCAAGTCGAAGATACATGGCGAATCCACTCAAGATTCAATCAAATTGGAACTTTTACCGGTAGATACAGTTCATCAAGTCCGAATCTCCAAAATGTTCCTCGCGGAGATATGCGGTATTTATTCAAACCAAAGAAAGGAAGATTATTAGTTGTTTTGGATTACGGAGGTATGGAACTTAGGGCTCTTTGTTCTCCACGCATTGCCAATGAGAAACAAATGATGGATGCCTTTAATGCCGGTGTTGATATCCATAGACGCACCGCTTCACTCATGTTTAACAAAAAGGAGGTTGAGGTTAGCGATGAAGAAAGAAGACAGGCAAAAGCCACAAATTTTGGCGCAGCCTATGGAAGTGGACCTCAAGGACTCGTTAATTATTTCGCGTCACTCGGGCAAATTATTAGCTACGAGGAGGGAGAACAATTTCTTCAAGCGTGGCTACTTGCATACCCAAAAATTGCTGAGTGGCATAAAGAATGTCGCAACCGCGTGGATAGAGGCGAAGCAGTCAGAATGGTTGATGGCCGTCGTCGTTTTCTACATGGTGAAGCGATTAAACATACAACATTCGCAAACAACACAGTGCAAGGATCATGCGCTTCAGTCGTAAAGCTGGCAATGGCTGTAATCCATGACCGATTACCGGTAATAGATGAATCGGCAAGACTCATTGCACAAATCCATGACGAATTAATTATCGAATGTGTGCATGAAAAGGCCGAAAAAGTACTCGAAATGGCTAAAAGTGTGATGGAAGAGGCAGGAAAAGAGATATTTGGTGACGAAGTAGCACTAATAGCAGAAGGTAGCTATGGCGAGAGTTGGGGGGATGCCAAATGACTAAGTACACCAGAATCGGTCAGAAGTATCAAATTGGCGACCGCGTTAAAAAGAAATACTTCGGCAACTACCGGTATGGAACCGTTGTTGATTTCGAACAAAAATCAAATAGGCGAGATCGAATTTATTACTACTACCAAGTGCTTTGGAGTAATTCAAAAATGCCCGAAACACAAAGCCAAAGCACACTTAAACCAGCGGAGGAAGTATGAAACCACCTGCCAATTCTCCAGTCCCGGCTTGCCCAGATTGCGGAGCTTATTTAACTAGAGTTGTATGTACGAGAAAAGATGATAAGCAGGTAACAGTTAGAAGACGGCAATGCCTTATGTGTACGCACAGGTTCTACACCACACAAGAATTAGCACCCCCAGAAATACCAGTAGAGAAGGGTCGCGTTATGTGGACAGGCCAAGGCAATGAGCAAAAAGTATATGTCCGTAAATCTGTTTAACAACAAGACCCTAAACCGAATTAGTTCAAGACCCTACTGCGCTAGAAACATAGCGATCAAAGTCTTTTTACTGTAGTGGGTTCGAGTACCGGCTAGCTTCTGTAACTTCTTACTACTTAACTGACGTAAACCGTTGATGTAACCGGTCCACGGATCAGGTGAGCGATATACAAAGTGCTGACCAATTGCGTCTAAGAACTTCACCGATTAGAGTTGAGCTAACTTATTTAAGTTATAGCTTGGAAGAAACACCAAGAACAGCAGTATTAAGGATGTTGCGAAAGTCAGTTAGCTTGGCAACTGCCGGTGAAATTCATAGAGCAGTCGATTTTTTAGAGGGTGCTAGGAAGATAAGAAAAGGTAAAAGCAAATTTAGAACTGCAAAAAGGAGAACTCATTTTGAACCAGAGCCTACGCTACGAGATTTGTAAAAATAACAATCATCATTTCCATACATAAGTACTTAAATACGGTAGTTACTAATACTTTATAAACAAGTTCTGTATTAGTTGTTAAACACAAGCGTATAAAAATTACTCATAGATAGTTTTTGTGGTAATAATAGATACCTTATTAATACTTTGATTTCCTCTAGCCAGATCCATGAAGCGTATGACTGTGAATATACAGGATAGATGTCATCACGTCCTTTCTGTATTTGCTGCATATACACAAAGAAGTATCAATGATGTAGTGCTAGACGCACTTAAAGCGCATATAACTTCACACCCTAATTACGATATTATCGCTAAAGATTTACTACAATGTGAGGAACAGTTAGAGAAAGAAACTAAGCCTTAGATTTATTTTCTATAAAGTTAAATATAAATTATACGTGTCAATCGGAGACGTTCTTATATCTTTGATTGAGGACTATAAAAAAGCTAAATACGCAAAACGACCTGAGTCACACCGGTCTGATTTGCCTCGACCTTTAAAACAAATTCGAGATAAATCTCCCGAAGACGGTTATCAGGAAGCGAGACGGCGTGTTCCCAAAAAGAAGGTTCGGCCATTAACGAAGCCCGTTCTTTCAAAATAGGTGATTCTGTTAATAGCAAACCCGTAAGTTTTTCTTTCTTCCTCTCAATAGCTTCCTTTAAATCAGGGTCATTAAGATTCGACAAGTTATCTATTTCACTACGCAGCTTCATTACCTCAACCGGTTCAGTCTCAGTCAGTGAGGCTAATTCTTTTGATCGTTTGGCTAACGCAGCGTTAATAGCTTCTACGATCATCTTTTCTTTTGTTCTCCTGTTGTAAAAATCGCATTTAAACGAGTTGCATCTCAATGCATATTGATGGTTTTCACTTCTTCGACTGGTATAAGCCATTTTGTTATCGCAACTGGAGCAACGAACAAGACCAGAAAGGAGTTTAGGTTTCACTTTTGCACTCCTACCCCATGTGTTTTTATTAAAATCTAAAACACGTTGTATAGAAAACCAGTCTTCATGCTTAATTAGCGGTTCGTGTAGCCCCCATATTATTTTTTCATAGCCGTAATTGGTAGTTTGAACAAAACCTAACCCACCTCGCAAAATAGGATTACTAAGCCACCTTTTTACCCCTGATGTTGTCGCTAAAGGAACATCCTTAGATTCCATTATTGTTTTAGAAAACCTATACCCGTTATTTTTTAACTGTTCTATAAACAACCTTGCTTTTTCTGCTTCTACTGGATGTAGTTCTAAACAATCTTTATCACCTTGTTTAACTCTCTTATAACCCCAAGGAATTTTTGGCCTTGGTATTTTTCCATCTTTCCATTTCTGATCAAGAGCTTTTTTAACTCTCATACTCAACATCTTGCTTTCCATCTCAGCGAGACTGGTTGAGATTCGAGACATTAAGAAACCGGTAGGTGATTGAGTATCAACAATCCCTGTATCAATTGTTCTAATTACGACGCTCTTTTTTGACGCTAATACCAACGCAGCATCGACAAAAGCCGCGTCTCTTCCAAGCCGGTCGAATCTCGTCACAACAATTTCTTTAATTGCTCTTTTATCAATTAGTTGAAGTAAGTCGTTAAAAGCCTGTCTGTCATTACTTCGACCACTTTCAACATCAGTAAATATCTTTTGAACACCCGCATTTTTTAATCTACTCTTCTGCGTTTCTAGGGCTGACAATTGCTCACCATTTTTTGTGCTGACCCTCGCATAACCGACGATCTGAGGCAATGTTGTGTTTGACATTACAAAATCATATAGCAATAATACTTACATACATATCTATATATCTATTTTTCTAGTCGCCTTCTATCAAACTAATCATATGACTGGTTAACTGGAAGGCGACAGAGATAACTAGATAGATACGTATGTACGTATAACCTTATCTGATTAGTCAAGTGACCGCATTCTTTTTTCCAAAATCTAAAACTGAAGAGGCCGCCAGAAGAGAAGAGTTTTCAGTTAAATCTGCTAACTGGGACGCTAAGTTAAATGAAATAAGAGAATATAACAATGAGACATCTGACAATTACTCACCAAAAACTGAAGAAAACATGGAAAAGTTCTTTAATAAGATAGAAAGAGAGTTTAATCTCTTGAAATCTAAAATGTCGCAAGATGGACTCGGATAAGGAATCAAAAAGTGAAGATGAGAAGTTTAAAAAGAAGGTGAAAGACATTCTTATTCAGTTGACCGATGAACATGACCGAATTAAAAGACAGATTCACCCCAAGACCCCAGACGAGCAGTAATCCAACTCAGTCAGTTTGAGCTAAAGTAACTAAGTAACTTCTACTTATCTTTGATGGATGCCGTACAAGACTCACAAAACAAAGAAGAAAACAAAGAAGAAAAAGTCAAAGAAGTACTAAGAGACGACGATCAACCTGAGTACCAAGAGAAGATAATGTTCTTGGTGTCTACAACTGCCCAAGGAGCCATTCTTTTTTGGTGTATATGCGTCTTGTCTCTTGGATACATCAAACTTCCAACAAAGATGTTCGGAGTTGAGATTCCAGACCAGCCAAGAATCGACAGTACGTTTGCCGCTGGATTGCTTGGTAATATTTTAGCTGGATGGGGTATCAGTGTTGGAGCAAATAATGGCAACAAGAAAAAGAAAAAAGAAGAAGGTGAAGGGTCTGGAGCTATACCAACCGGTAACGGGTATCAAACTATTATCGTCAAACAACCTTTAGAACTAATAGCTAAGCAAGCCGAAGTCCAAAGGGTTGATCCTATTACTAACCGTCCTATCGGTCCTGACGGCAAACTCTCATGAAACGCTTACTACTTCTCTCCACGCTTTTCCTTATAAACCCAGTGAGCGCAGGGGTTGTCCATAAAATTACAGCCAGCGCACAGGGGTCAGTTGATGGTGCTTATTCTCATGTCAAGGCCACGCCGTCGGTTTATTCGATGTCGAGTACTGGAATAACAGCAGGTACTATGGGGCACTTGGATGTACCCGCGTCATCAAACGGAACTCTGACGGGAGTTGCAGCGACACTTGGCAGCGGGAGTTACACGCAAACCACAGCAGGCGCGGCGACAAGTTTTACCGAGTCATATTCTCAAGGATCAGCTACATCTTCAGCAGCATCGCTGACTCATGCAGGGTTGACGAGTCTTCCTACAGGGAACGATGTTGTGAGCTATGCCGGTGGATCAAACAACGGGATGTCGATTGCGATCACATCAGTCTCGGGAGGCACAATTACACTCGCACCGGGAGCAGCGGGAACTTCTGTCACGGGTAGTATTACAAGTGCTTTAGAAATCGGTAATTAATGCGCTATTTTCTATCATTAATAACGCTCATATTTATACCGGTGCAACGGGTTTACTCAGTTCCCGTTGTGCCAAATTTCGGAGGTGCTACTACTAATTCTACAACCACAAGTAAGCAAAATACGACGGAGTTGATCGAGCAATGGGAATATTCGACAGGATTTGACTGGTCTTTATCTGGGACCAATCTCAGTATCCCCGGAAAGATTAACCCAGATATAAAGACTGTTGGTACTCACTCAGTTAGCGGAGTTACGACAACTCACTTCGGGGTTGACCCAAATACAGTACCCGACGTAAATATGCATACCCAAGGTGCAGCTACCCAACTACTTAATTCATATCAAGGACCGGGCTTAAAATCTTTCACCCGAATATCGAGAGACATCATTACCGAGTCGGTCACTAACACGATGTCAACATTCAGTAATTGATAATGAAGCGAGGCATATTACTAGGTTTAATGTTATTAAATACCCCTGTAAACGCAGAGGTCAACATGAGTAACGCACCTGTGAGTAATTCTAGTGGTTCCGTATCGAATTTTGGTGTACTCAATATGCCTTCTAAGCAGTTCACGAATACCTACTCACTCAATCAGGTTCAGTGTCAGGGGGATACGCTCGTATTTCAGCCCTTCTTTTCTAGCAATTTTTCTGGAGGGAGCCCCGAGGTTGATAGTTACCTTGATCCCATCTATTCAACTAAAGATGTGAAGGGAGCGTTTGATGATAACGGTAATGAGATAGGTGACGGGGAAATAGATCAGCCAGATTTAATTAGGGGTTATCGAACTGTTCAGCGATTTGAGAAAAAGAATTGGGCATACTCACCGGGCATCAGTATTTCATGGAATATAAATTTAGATCGCTCGTCAATACGTGCTTGCCGGGAGGGTCAAAAACATATCGTCAACTTGTTAAAGGCAAAACACGAAGACGCAAGACTCAGCTTTGAACTTGGACGGGCAAAACACTGCGCCTCGCTCCTAGAATCGGGTGTTCAGTTTAAGAAAGGTACAAAGTTTGCAGTCTTATGTGACGACATAGAACTGGTATCTAAACCCAATACCCTAATTGATCACAAACATTCTATTTCCGAAGAGAAGACCACATCCGATTAATCATTGTCTTTTCCCTTTGTGCTTTCATTCGTTCTGCTGTTGATAGCACTTTGTCTGTTTTACCTAGTTTTGCTTTTACGGCTTTTATTATTTTCTTACTTATAGGTTTGAGAGTCTTAATTATAAGTTTCGTTAGTGGGGATGCGAAAAGTGCGGCTGATGCTCCAAATAATGCAACTGTAAAAGTTGAAGCTACCAATGCCGGTGGGGGAGAATAGTTATCTAATACCTGTAATTTTCCGAGAGGTTCCCATAACGTCTCACAAGTTCCGTCAGCTAGATTGACTTGGAACCCTTTTACTCGCGCAGTTCCGTATTTACCTAATGCGCCTATTGGATATTTGTTATCAGGTGGAGGACATGGCAAAGGTTCGAGGTTAAACTTATCAGAATTAGTTGTACCTAAATTTTGTCCTACGTCGCTATTGCTCTTTTGGTCATTTGCTCCATCCTTGTCTTCCACTTTATCTCTTTCATCCCCTGATGGTGTAACGATTCTCGGCTGTTTTTGTTTTGGTAAATCTGCGTAATAATCATACGGTACGTATGTAGCTGCTTTATGATCGCAGAGTGTATATGTACCTTCGGGATCAGTTGAATACATTTCATTAGCCGTACCGGTACTTTTATCTCTCGCAACGACGCAAGGTAACTCAACAATTGGAACGAAGCCAAAGGGTAAATCTCCAAATGTTGTCTCAGGTATTTGTGTAGCCGGTGGTATGACATCAATATTTCCCAACTCTTTTACCGTCAGTTCCTTAACTACCGGTGTTTTTATTTCCACCTAGCAATCATTCCACTGAGTAGCAATCGAATTGCCTATCTCGCCAGATTTTTTCCTTGCTAAACCAAACCAAACTCCGCTAGCTACCGGACCGATTATGGGAACTTGCATAATTGCCGGTGTAGTTGCAGCACCGATACCAGAACCAATCAACTCTCCATTACTTGTACCCATCGCACCTTTCTCAATACATTCAATCTGTTTGGCCGTCAGTTTTCCACCTTCGCCTTGTGGGTAGATAGCAAATTGGGCAACGGATTCTTTATGTGTATATTTTGTTTTGGTTTTTCCTGAGAAAGTTGGCGAAGTCTCATCGGTATAGCTCAACATCGTTTTAGGGTCATGTTGGCGGGAAGAAAAACTCCACTCTTCCCCACCATCAGCACCCTTTTCACTCCTAATTTGAAGACTGCTATAGGGAGTTGAACTGAGCTTACTTATGTCAGGTATGCCTGAGTCCTTACGAGCTAGCATGTTTAAACTCATAAAGTTAGTAGCAATCAAACCGCCTCCAAGAACTAGAGAAGTTAGACCATTAAATGACTTAAACTGAATCATTAGAACGGTAAAACAGAACCGGTATTACTAGGAAGTTTTGGGGTTGAGGGTAGTGCATTTTTAACAAGACCCGGCAACTGCTCTTGCACTTTATTGAGCAAAGCATCTGTTATCTTGTCACGCTGAAAGTAAGCAAGACCCCCTCCACCAACCGCCACGACAAGCGCGGCAGTGTTGATGTAGGTAAGGATCTTAAGCATTAGTAACGCCAGCGTTAGTATTTAAAATCTCGTCAATTTGCTTTTGAATTGCAGACTGCTGTTCTGCTATTGGGTTCAATTCTGCGTTAGCTGCTACTTGATGCTTTTTAAGAACGTCATTGTAATTCTTTGCTAAGTCTGCTCTTTGTTGAACAAGCTGGTTTAAATCTGCCATTGGAAGTATATAGGTAAGTACATTATATAGGTAAATGAGTTAAAGCAACCTACCTAAGTTACAACCGGTTTATACTCCCTGACCTGTTCGGCCAGCACTAAGCATGAGCATAATAGATATATTTGTCACCCGAAGCGTTTATGCTACTAAAAGTTTGCTTAATAGTAAATCCTGTACTTGAAACATCCATATAATCAGTGCTTGTACCTCCTTCAGCATTGCTACTTTCTAGTTGTAAGTAAGGATCATTACCAGAACCTAATCCCCTTAACGAGTCACGAACAAACCAACTATTAGTACCATTAACTTTCTTTATAATTAGGAATCTGGTTGTAAAACCAGTGGTTATGGTATGACTTGTTGTCCCATCTCCAGTGTAATAACCAACCTTGCTGATGCCTGGAATGCTGCAGAAGAGCATGGTCATGTACATTAATCCAGAATCATTTACGTTATTGCTGTTGCCAACTGTAAAATGTGTTGAGGTAGGTGCTGTGTCATTCCAATATCCTGAATTTTGGCTTTCTGCGTCAGTTGAATTTAATTTTATTCCATATTGTTCTGGATTTGACCCTCCGTTTAATCCGTTATGAAAGACTCTCCAATCACGTGTATGAGAATTAGTCCCATCTATTGCTTTCACCCACATCATCTCAGGTACTTTGTTCATTGAATGACTACATTGACGGCCTGAGACTCCATCCCCTTTATAAACTAAGACATCAAACCCAGCATGACGTTTCCACATCCATGACTGATATCCAGAGTCAAAAGTAGATTGAGTGGAATATCCTACATTTGAATCAAATAAAGCTCCACTACTGGTAGCCATTGAAGCAGTGGTATTTGTTATTAAATATTTTTTCTGTATTAATCTTCCATATACGAACCAATTTCCAGAATAGGCAGGTTGTCTCGCTAAAGCAAAATCAACAGGGAAATTACTATCAAATACTGGAATAGTTGAACTACTATTACCCGTATCCATAGCGAAGCAGCCGCTACCAAGTTCGGGAGGCTTGCCGCAATATCCATCGCTACGTCTGATTGCCATGTAGATGTAGGTATCTCCATTCTCATTTACATCATCTGCACTATCATAAAGGCTCCAGCCTGTAGAAGTTATTGCATAAGGATCACCAACGTCTTCAGCAGCGTTTGAATTGGCTTTTAATATTTGTTCATAAATATTGTGTGGACCAAAACCTCTCATTGTGTCAACAATGTACCAATCAGTACTACCGCTAGAAGCATTTTTCACAAGTAGCCATTGAGGTTCAAATCCCAAATTAATTTCAGGCAATCCACTAGATCCTCCTGTTCCAACATAACTACCGCACTTGATTATCCCTTGATCCCCTGAATCTCCAAAGGTAAAGGCAGCAGGGTCGTCGAAGGGGCTATCTGTGCTTGCCGTTGGATTTCCAGCAGTAGTGATTGTTGCTGGAGTTACAGTTGATCCCGTTGTAGAACTACTGTTGCAACATAAAAGTTTGGTATTCGTTATGTTTGTTAATGGCTCAGTTGGTGGTCTAAATGATGATGTATAAACTGCTGTTCCTTTTACATAACGTAAGTTTGATATTTCACCATCGAAATCATTATCCCATATATCTGTACCTATGCTTGTTTGACCATCAGCCAAAAAAGAATAACTACTTGTTACGTTGCCTTTTTCTACACCATTTAGAAATATTTTTATAGTTGTTCCTGATCTTGTAACAGCTATATGTGACCATTGATTTTCTGGTATGTCTGAACGATCGAACATTACCTTTGGGTTATTACCGCTAGTTCCGTAAGTGCGAAATCCAAAATCATTTGAATTTTGGGATAAAATCATCCCACCAGTTGCGGAGTTTTCATATATCCTTTGATACGACCCATGACTCCAGTCATGAGGTTTTATCCATGCCTCAAGTGTAAAATCACCAGGACCATATAAATCATTAGGACCTGAGCTACCACCTACTAGCAACGCATCATCCGACCCATCAAACTCAACAGACCTTGCAGTAGCGGCTGTGGACTCACCTCCTGCAAATACGTAGGCTACGTAGGTGTTACCATCTCCATTAGTAAATGAGTTATTACCTAAAGTTATAGTGGTAGATGTTGGTGCGGTATTGTTTAAACCGCCGCTACTACCTGCTGCATCAGCAGTATCTAATCTGAAAAATTCAGTTTCTCCTATTCCACGATGATATACATACCAACCAAATTGACCATCAGTTCTTTTAAAAAGAATCATCCCAGGAATACACCCTAGGGAATGAGATATGGTTCGACCATTAGTACCATTTCCTGTGTAGGTAACAATATCAAAGAACCCTTTTGCCTTGCGGAATGAATATGAAACAAAATCTTGACCACTATAGTTATACGTAACATCTCCCATGGTAAATCCATTTGAGTTAAACGAACTAATAGCATTAGGATAAGTGGCTTCAGCAGCGGTGCTTTGAGTTTGTATATTCTTTGTTTTTCCTCTTACAGTGTCATGAACACCCCATCCATAACCTGCAGGATTCCCAGCACCACTAGCATCTGATGACTCTCTACCTTTCAATATAATCATCCCGCCTTCCCCTGCTAGATCAATCCCATTGTCAATAGCCTTAGACGATCCATTTCCTGCATAAACATACGTGCTAAACACATCGTCAACGTAGGTCTTCTTAGCAACTGCACCCGCACCTAAAAGCATCATTTGAAGTGACATAATTAATAGCCTCCATGTGTGTTAGTTAGTAGGTACATTTATGACAAACCTCCACCTGAGATATAGCAGACACTTGCACTTGTAAAGAGAATGGTGCAGACACCCCTTCCAGCAAGTGTTCGATTTCCTGTAGTTGCATCAGCAGGGTTATACATAGTTACCCCTGTGCCTTGAGTAATGGTTTGGTCAGAACCACTATTATTCACGATAGTCACCATAGCTCCAGCCACGAAGACACTATTTGGTACGGTAACGCCACCAGTTGATATATGTATATGTCTACCAGTATCAGTCTCTACTAATGTATAGGCAGAAGATTTTGTACTTTGAATAGCCCTCCTGACATCACCTCCTAATCTGTCTATTACCGTTCCAGCAGCATAAATATCTTTCCATTTATAACTAGAACTACCTAAGTCTTTGGTGTTGTTTGATGCTGTGCCTGATCCATCAGTTGGTAAAACACCTTGACTAGAAAGCTGTATTCCGATACTGTTACCTGTTCCAGACTTATCGTAAATTGATGGTCCTGTAAGTTGAAGTCTATTATTGACTAATAGGTTTCCAGAAATTACAGCATTATTTGAGCCGTCTAATTTGAAACCATCAACATAAGATCCTGTTGATTTGTTTTTAATTACAAAGACCCCATCAGCAGCAGCTACAATCTGCCACTTATCGGCATCGTCATCACCATTATCTGCATTTAAACCAATAATGGCTGCATCTGTATCAGGGCCAGTAACTTCTATTCCGTTATTTCGTGTCTTGAAAGTGCTGTAATCATTGTAAAATAAGGCTACTTCTGCATCTGGAACTATGCGTATAGCGTTTTCAGTTGATTTAGATTGAAAATAAAATGATCCAGTAGTGTTTCTAAAATATCCGTTTGATCCATCGTGCCACATATAGGCATCAGAACCCGAGCCTAGTTGAACTTGGTCGCTATCATTTACCCTTATATTTCCAGCAAACGTGGCGTTTTGTGAGCTATCTAAAGTTAGGGCTGTTGTGTTAGTAGTCTGGAATTGAAGAGAAGAAGCTGATTGATTAGCTGCTATATATCCAACTGCTGTTCCTCCATCAATCCATAGTTCTAATCTTTTATTGCCAGTTTCTTGACTTTCTAATTTTATTTTTGGATCAGTTGCACCTTGAATTTCTAATTCAGTATCTGGATTTGTAGTATTAATACCAACCCGATTATTGGTAGCGTCAACGTGAAGTGTATTTGTATCGACTGTTAGGTTTCCAGCAAACGTGGCGTTAGCACCTGCAAGAGTTAAGGCATTAGTATTTGCACCTCCTGTAAGGAATTTAATTTCGGCATCATTATTAGGATTATCAGCAGCAATTTCTAAATCTCCGTCAGTATTATGTGTAATAAATGCATAATCACCTCCAGCACCATCTCCATTTGAATCACCATCAAGAACAAGAGCGGCTCCACCTGCGTTGCCAGAGCCAATTCTTACAAGGGATTGTCCTGTTGATTGAGTGAAAACTCCAAAACCAGCATTTACCGTTCCATTAACAGTTAAACCAGTAAGCGTTCCAAGAGAAGTAATCGCAGTTTGAGCAGCACCCGTAACCGTTGCAGCACTTCCAGAAACATTACCTGTGACGTTCCCAGTTAAGGCCCCTGCAAAACCTGTGCTAGTTAGTAGTCCACTAGAAGGGTTATAAGTTAAACCTGTATCTGTTTCTGCTCCTTGACTACCTGTTGCTCCATCAGCAAACAAAGGATAAACAGTTTCATCAGTTGAGTTATTAGCTGTAACCGTAAGTTGTGTTGCTAATGCTGCTGTTCCTGTTGTGTCTTGGTTAAGTGTCGCAACCCTAGCTGCTGCAAGTGTTCCACTAGAAATATTAGACGCATTTAATGATGTTAAAGAAGCACCCGAACCACTAAATAATGTTGCCGCTAATTCCCCAGTATTTGAGTTGAAAGTTAAGTTTGTTCCTGACTTAGCTCCTAAATCTCCTGTTGCTGCTGTTGTAAATAAAACATTACAAGAGGTGTCAGTTGATTCATCTGCAACAGTAATTGCAGTTGC